GTTTAAACGTAGTATTGAACCCTCGTAACCACGAGCTAAGTTACCGGAGTGCATTAGTAATGCTTCGTCATGAGATGATACGAGACAGTTTTCAGATACAATAATTGAATCGTTATTGTATTTGCCATAAGACCAGAAGGACTCACGTATGCTGCCGTAACGTATATCGTAGTTAGCTTCATTAATAAGATCGTAACAGTGAAATTGCACTAACTCAGCTGCTTCAGCACGGTCTTCGGGTGTTGGCTTGGTTTTACGAACTAAAGATATAATCTTCTCGAAGTTGTCTCTTAAGTCGTGGTTATACAACTCGCCGTCAAGAATTTTGTCAGGAAAGTCAATAAAAAACCGCTCAAGAGCTGCTTCGATGTGATCGACATTAAGCCATTGTTTACCGGTACGCGTATAGCATCCGTCTTTAGTAATAACGCAACGCACGCCGTCAAGTTTAGGCTGTAGGAATACAGGCATAGTGTAATCGATTTGTTTTTTACCTACTTTATAGGCGAGCATTGGCTTAATCATTATAGTATTGTTTTTGTTTGTTACATATATATTATCGATTTGTATTCGTATTATATTTGTATGTTATAAATTGTACTTTTCTTTTAACTTATTTATTTGCTGCTGGATATTACTGGCAAGATAGAATTTCTCGTCAGCTACTGCGGCTGCTAATTCTTCTTCAAGATGCTCAATCTTATCTTTGATTTTAGATTCACCATCGTCAATAACAATATCAACGTTAGGATCTTTGTCAACCATAATTTTAATATCTTCAAGAAATACATCGTCGTACTCCTTCTGTTTAGCCATCATCTTCGTGACAATGGCTTCAGCTAGTTTATTTATTTCATGTTCAGTCATAGGTTACACCTGCTTAAAGCTATAACGAGTTAGAATGTACTTGTTAATAAATTTACCTTTAGATTCAGAGGTTCTAAGGCCTTCGAATACATGATTAGGCACTCTGTTGTAGTCATACTTGTTGCCGTTTTTAAACGTTAAACGCATTGTGTACGTCTCGTACATATAGCCAGCTGAGTCGATTGCTGTTGAGTTTACGTTGACTGCTTGTTGTGGTAAGATTAATTTGTTCATAATTTAATTTAGTTTAATTTGATTGTTTTTATATATTAATATTATCGATTTGTATTCGTTTTTGTTTTGTAAGTCTGTAAACCAGCTTCATTTTCTTCGTAAGATTTAATTATATCCTCTAGCCATTTAACGTAATCGATGCTTATGTAGAATTCACTGCTCAAGCTGTCCAGCACGTAGATATCTAAATTCGTTTCTTCTCTATATTCTTGCTTTAAATCCATTATTTTTAGTCTAATAAAGCGTAGTAAGCGTTAACATTTGTTTTGCGGAACCAACTTATACCTTTGTGAAACTCGTTGATTTGTTTTTCAGTTACCATTTTAGGTAAAGCTTCCATCATTAATTGAGATCCCATTATAAAATCGTACATTGAGAGCTCTATATTATTTAACTCGTACTCTTCTTTGCTGAAGATATTTTCTACTATTAATCCTTCGCTATATACTTCTCCTTTAAACCATTTTGGTAGTGTTTGTTCTTTATTCTTCGTCATATCCTAGATCTATTAAATTATCAATTGCCATTTGTTCTATATTTTCACATATACCTTCGAATAGTTGTGACATAGCGTCGCCAACCCAGCACTCACTAGGAGTATCGATGTATATTTCAGGTTCGTTATTACCATATTTAAGAGCTTCTACTAAATATGTGCTAAATTCTGAGTCATAGTAGTTTACATCTTCATTTATATTGATGTTAGCTGGGTCTTGAGTAGCAATAAACACTGAGTAGCCATCGGCTGTTGATTCTTCGTACATATAGAAGTCCATACGATCTTTCCATTCATCGGTTATAGATGCTTCGTAATGATCAAGTACTTTTTCTTGAACGTATTCTTCGTCATCGAATTTGCTTTCGTCATAGCCTAGCTTTAACATTTGCTCAGAGATTAACTCTTCGGTTATTTTATTTTTACTCATAATTTGCCTGATTTTTCTATTAATTCTTGTATGTAATACCATATTTCTATTTCTTTTTTGTGTCCGTTATAAATCATTACTAGATCTTCGAGACCTACAATGCCAGTGTTTAGTTGTTCGATATCTCGTTTAGCTTCTCGAGCTGCGATTTTTGAGGATATAATTCTAGCCATCGCTTTGTTAGCTGCACGCTCACGGATAGTGTTTGATACTTCCGTTTGCCATTCGTCTTTAACGAGAGCTAATGAGTGAGCTAACCATAAGTTTTCGCTTACACTCGCATAATCTTCTAATATTTTTAGTTTTTCCATAATTTGTTTTTACATATATATTATCGACTGTTGTTCGTATTACTTTTGTAAATCTTTTCGATCTCGCTTTAAAGTCATATTATTAATCTTAGTGATTAACTCTCCGCCAACTAGTTCGAAGTAACCCTCGGCGAATATAGGTCGCTTACCCTGTTTTATTAATTCTTTGATTTCTAATTCCGATTCTTCGATAGCATGCTTTAATGCTTCGGTGATAAAATAGTTTTCAAATCCGTTAAATCTTGTTTTACTCATAATTATTTAATTTATATTTTGTAGACAGCGAGGAATCGAACCTCATACTCGTCAGTAGTACCTTCGCATTGATCAGCTCGTAAAAACGTTTACCGAATCAAGTGCTACTCCTATACCTGTCTTCCCTTGGAACTCTCATGCCATAACTCACCACCATTCTAGCTATGGATTTTATAGTTCATACCTTGTTGAGCCCTTTATTTTGTTACATATATATTATCGATTGATGCTCGTGTAGGTTTTGTAACCCGCCATTGACTCGTGCATTTTTTTAATCGCTAACTTCAATATATTTTGGTGCAATACTTCATAGTCATCTCCGTCTTGCGGATAGTCTGACAATTGCCAATCGACCGTGTCATGCATTAATTCTAGTGTTACATCCGCTATTCCGTCGGCTATATCGCTTAATGTTTGTGCTTTTTTCGTCATTATAAATTTTTTGAAGATTTATATTTTGCACATAAGCTACAACAAGATGAAGAGCTATTCGCTTCGTCAGCTAATACCGTTGCGGTATGATATGTCCACATTACTTTACTTATGAACTCTGTCCTCGTGTTTGACACTTTTTCAACGTTATAATCTTCACACATTATTGCATAGAACTCGGTCAAACCTTTGTCTACGAAACAATACTCTTTCTTGAAGTATTCGTAGTCATCGCCTTGGCAATAGTTTAATCCTATCATTTGATCGTCATAGTATTCAATGTAAATCCATCTATCGCAAGGTTCGTGCCAAACGTGTTCTACTTTAAGCATTTTTTTATTTTCCATATTACTCTTGTATATAAGTTAATCCTTTGTGGTTGAACCACCCTGTTATTCCGTATTGGTCTTCGTTTGCATCGTACTTGAATGCGAATGTAGGAGGTAAACTACCGATTAAGTAAGGTTTAAACCATCTACCATTGATGTTGAGTCGATTAGTACTCCGTTGTATTTTTCCAGTTATCATTGTTATTATTTTAAATTCATATATATTATCGATTAGAACTCGTATTGTGTTTGTAAGTTATAATGTTTCGATCTTTTCAGAGTAATGTCTCCATAGTGCATTGTGTGAATGCTTCTTTGCTTTCGCTCCGTAAGACGACTTCATACCGGTTTGTTGTTGTTCCCACTCGGTTTGAGTAAAGCCTCGTACAACGTTTAGTCCTCGGTGCAATGCTCTATGTTCGTTAAATTGCTTTTTCCTAAGCTCTGTGGTAGCGATACACGCTTCTTTCATAGTCATTACATTTTTGATGTTTGGAATGAAGTAGGACATAAGCTCGCTATATGCTTTGCTAACCCCAAACCTTCGTTTGCATTATCCGCTATTAAATGTGCAATTGCATCTTGCATTTCGAATAGGTCTTCTTGGTTTATTTGATCGCATAGTAAGAAGTTATCGCCTCCTAGTATTTCCACAAATCTCGTTATAAATTCTACATTTTTACTCATAATTTTCCGTATTTAGTTATCCACTTTCTTTTAAATATTCTACTTGCCATTTACTTTAGTTTAAGATTTGTACTTCAACCCAACCTTTCTCGCTGTGACTAGCGCATGCTTTCTCACCGTCGGCAATTAACTTGCTTTCCAGCTTTAACGCTGCGTCCCATAATTCCGGTTCCGGTTGTTCGTCATGATCGTCGTCATACATTACTTCTCCTCTACATTGGTAGAACTCATCGTTACCTTGGTCTTGACTTACGAATTCAAAGTCGTATCCGTCTATTCTTCTATTGTTTCTCATATTTATTGTTACTTTTTAAATTCATATATATTATCGATTCTTGTTCGTATTTAGATTGTAAACACTTTACTCATATTTCAGCATTTTAGCTAATACATTCTTTATTTTCATTACATCATTATCACTTACTTCAAAGTCATAGTTCTCGGTTCTTTCGCTAATTATGTTCCAACAAGCGTCGTGAAATAAATCACCGATCTTCTCGTCTAATACATACGCAATAGCGTTGATTTCTTCTTGTTCTAATTTCATATTAATCTCCTTTATATTTAAGTGTTTGATAAAAAGTTTCCGCTACATACTGTTCGACTTTTCTTTCTCTAGTGAGCTTAGCCCTATTGTCCAAATAATAATCAATCATAGAGTGCATTTTATCTAGTGTTTTAGTTTGATTCATTACATAGTCACTAACTCCTCTAAATAGCGTTTTATCGCTACAACTAAAGGCATTACACCTATCACCCAATCGAGTTGTCCACTCAATATACTCATATTTTATATCTCTATATTCCATTTATTATTATTCTTTATTTGTTACACTTATATTATCGAACTACTCTCGTATAAGACTTGTAAGGGGTTATTATTCATTTGTAGGTAAAATACATACCTCTAGTATAATGAAGACACTGTGAGTGCTTCATACACTTTATTTCGAGAGTTTTCGTCTAATCCGATCCAATTATCTCGTAGTTTTCCATTTTGTAACGGGAAAAGTTCATTCGTTATTTTCATCGTAAGTTCATGCTTACGGTGTGATTCATTACATTCCTTGAATGCTTGTGACCACGTCATATTTGATTTATTCATAGTGAGTACCGAAGAATCGAACTTCGTGAAACCATTATACTCGTTAGGCTCCTCTGTATTTCTGAGCCCAGAGAGGCAAATTTAAAAGTGTGACGTTAGCTAGTTATATACTTATAATAGTAGGCTATTGTCCCACTTTTTTAGTCTTGGAATGGACCGTCATTTATCATATTATTCAATTCTACTCCTAGAGCGAGTATTGATATTACAATGATCAACATTAGTCTTCAGTTGTTAATTCAACTCTTTCACTTAAATGTCTAGTGTTAGAAGGCATATCCGTACTTTGAGACCAATATCCACGTTTGATCCAACACGGCATTATATTTAGTTTTGGCAACATTAGTTCCAATACTTCGTCATGATTGTACGTGACTTGTACATTTTTCTTGTTCACAAATGTGATCACTTGATTTCGTCCGAGCCAATTCTTTCTCACGACAAAGTTCTTTCTCGTTATCGCTGGGAATATAGCGGCTTTCTCTTCATTAGATAGATTAGCGATTGCATTGTTTAATAGTTCTTGATTATTCATAATTTTATATTTTTAATTTATATTAGTTAGTTACTTTGTTACACTTATATTATCGATAGTGAGTCGTATTTAGTTTGTAGAGAAATAATAATTTCGATGTGCTGCATTCTCATAGTGAGATTCAACTTCATATTTAATAGTTAACTCTTTTGCTTCGGATCTTGTATATCCACATTCCATCCAGTCTTGTTCAGTCATTTTGTTTAGTTTTAATTTGTTACACTTATATTATCGATTACTATTCGTACTTAGTTTGTAATTTAATTTCTACTTTATTAAGTATATCATTAAATAAATCTTGAATAGTTTCTCCATCTTCTAAATCACAATCATTTATTACAAATTCAAGTATTCTTTTTGAAACATGTGCAATTCCATTTAATTCTTCTAGTTCTGTGAAGTAGTTTATTGTGTCTTCATTCCACTCAAATTGTTTAATCATTTTTATTATTTGTTTAAGTTATTAGTCTATTGATTGATCTATTATTGATTGTATTGTTTTTAAAGTTGAAATATCTTGTGGATTATTTTCAAGATAAATATGAAATACTTTTTCAATGTTTTTGAAATCTTGGTGTTTAATGTTAATTGTTTTTATCATAATTTTATTTTTTGTTTAAGGTTATTACTTTGTTACTTACATATATATTATCGATTACCGTTCGTGTATAGTTTGTAGATAAAAAGAATACATATAGATATAAATACGTTGTAAGGCGGAGTCTACTCTTCCGGGCTGTAATGCTCAGGCTAATAGATCAGGCTGCTTAGATGATTAGATCTTGGACCAGTACAGATCGCGTTGGTCAGCTGTCAGTCCGATCAGATTGTCCTGTCCGAATAATTCTTGACAGACGTTTGTTCTTTTATTCGCCTCGATGAATGACCTTGTCACTTCATTAAAGCATTGTTGATTTGTTTTATACATATTGTTATTAATTTAAGTTATTATTATTATTTACGTGCAAGCATTAGATTCGTGCGTTCAAAGGCATGCTCATCGCCGATGTTTGCAAGCGTGTCCATTAGATTGATCAAGCGCGTGTATTGCTCGGATCCAAGCCCGTGTTTGTTATCATTGATCGCATCATTCATATCATTCCATGCGTTGTGTAATTGTTGATCGTACATATTATAAGAGTATTAGTGTGTAACATTCGTCGCTACGTATATATTATCGTATGGCTCACGTGTTACGTATGTAAGTAAGGTCAAGCGACAGGATCAGATGACAGGATCAGGATGCAGCAGGACCAGCAGCAGGACCAGGACCAGGACCAGGAAAAAGGCCAATCCCAGTACAGGATCCAGATCAGTAACCAGTAACCAGTAACCAGTACCAGGTTCCGTGCACGCATATATGCAGGCTAAACGCAGGATTAAGGCAGGGGCTGGGTCCAGGATTAGGCTTTACCATTGCAAAGATTACACGGTATGTATAGTAATTACATTTCACTTCCATATATCTTACAAAAATTTTTACAATATATTTTTTTTAACTAATTGATAGTGTGACAGTAGGTAGTTATATATAATAGTAGTAGGCTATTGTCGCATTTAGATTTGAAAAAAATCGCGTAATCATACTCGGTATGGCACAACAACTTTCCGCTACGGCACGAAGAGATAAGGCCGCTAGGGATAAAGCATTTGCGATGACACCAGCGAGGAAAGCAAAGAAGGCACATGCAGAGCGTATGAAACGAGCCCATCCGGAGGAATCTATAGGACAAGATTATGATCATCATGATCAATGCTATAAATCTGTTAAGGATAATAGGGGTAATGATGGCAAAGGAACAAAGAGTGAAAGCGGAAACAATTACAACACAAAATAATATAATAGCATGGCAAGAATAAGTAGTTACCCAACGGCGGCAGCAGCGGCAATCAATGATACTTTATTAGGTACAGATTTATCAAACAGCAAAGCAACAACAAATTACTCAATAACTTCTGTACTAGCTTTACTTACAGCGTCTATCGCTGAGTATGCTGATAATACAGCGGCTATCGCAGCGGGGTTGACAGTAGGAGACTTGTATAGAACAGTTGATGTACTTAAAGTAGTTCACTAACATGAAAAAAATATTCGGTTGGTTAACCGGTAATCTTGTAAAAGAGATAGGAAATGCGATTGACAAAGTAAGCACATCGACAGAAGAGAAGCTCGTCATAAAAGCAAAGGTTCAAGAGCTAATTGAGAAGGCTCATGCTGGTGCCCAGGAACAAGTAACTAATAGGTGGGAAGCTGATATGAAATCAGACAGTTTTTTAGCAAAAAATATCCGACCGCTGGTACTTATTTTCTTAACTGTTGTATTCAGTGCATTAGCGTTTACCGATGGTAACATCGGAGGTTTTAAGGTTGCTAAAGAATACATCCCTATATTTCAAACGCTATTGGTTACAGTATATGGTGCCTATTTTGTAGGTAGAACCTACGAAAAAGCAAAATCCACCTTTAAAAAATAATAAACAAATATGGCAAGAATAAGTAAGTATCCGGTCCAGCCTAATCCAGATGGTTCCGATATATTGCTAGGAACAGATATAAATGGTGGGGCTTATGCTACGAAAAATTTCTTCGTAAAAGACATAGGCGCAGCAAGTATTGCGGATTTCTTAGAAAACACAAACTGGAAGTTTGAGAAGGACATTTTAGTTGCACCATTTGAAAAAAATACAGTATATAGGCCTCTTGGCGGTGGTGATGAGTTTAGTTGGAGCAGTGTAACGGCATTAAGGTTCCAAACTATAATGAAAAATGACACTAATTCACTTAAATACCTATCATACTTACTATCTAGTGATCCAGTTACAGGATTACCCTCTGTTAACAACAAAATAAAGATTTATGACCGTAATAGTTTAGATTCTTTTGGTATTTTTACGTTTACGGCACTTACATTAATAGAAGGCTCTATATACGAAGCAACTCTTAGTCATATAAGTAGTACAGGAGGTACTCAACAAGGTAAGATCTATGGAGCGGAATTTGCGCAAGAAGAAGAAGACAAAGAATTTATATTCAATCAGCCAACACCTCAAGTAACATGGACAATAAATCATAACTTAAATAAATTTCCCTCGGTATCGGTTGTTAATACAAACAACATATTAATGTATGGCGATACAACTTACGTAGACAAAGATAATCTAATAATAACATTCAGTGCTGGGTTTTCTGGCAAAGCATATTTAAACTAAAAAACTATGGCAATTAATTTCTTAGGGAACATAACCCTTTTAAAAAATCAACTTTTACAAGCAGCAATTGAAAATCAGCCTGATGATGCTTCAGCGGGATCTAGTCCAGTTGAAGGACAAATATATTTTAATACAGCAAATGATATACTTAAAATATATGCAGGAGGTGCTTGGAAAGAAGTAGGAGGGGGTGTTACTTCACTAACTACTACAAAAGTTGGTACCTCAACTGGAAATCCATTAACTGTTTTAACAAGCGCAACAGGTGACGTGACTATAAACTCGTTCGCCTATGATGGTGGTGCGAAAATAGGTCATGTACCCACTGGTGGCTCAGCTGTTAAGTTCCTACGTGGTGATGGAACTTGGGTTACTCCCGCCAATGACACGTACAGTGCTTCGAAAGGGGTTGTAGAAAATTCTAATGTATTTTCAGCGGCTATAATTGCAACTAACCAATCAACAGCACCAAGCGCAGTAACAACTACAGCTTCTAGAACTTATTCAGTGCAAACAGTTACTGATAATGATGGTAATTTAGTAGTGAATGTTCCTTGGGAAGCAAACACAAATTTAGTAACAAGTGTAGGAGCATCTACTGCTGATAATAGATTAGGTATAGCGGTAACACCAACGGTCGGAGATGTAAAAGTCGGTATAAACATTACTGGACAAACAGCTTTAGGGGGAGCTCCTGCAGCAACTGATGCACTATTAATATACGATGCTTCTGCAACTAAGAACAAAAAAATTGTAGTATCTGATTTATTATCTGGATTACTTACAAATGTAACAGCAGGTACAGGTCTTGTAGAAACAGGAAATGCCGCAACACCTACAATAAGCGTTGATTATTCAGCTGCTAGTACTAACATTATACAGGAAGCAACAACGGTAACATCTATATCTGATCCCACTTATACTCCGTATGTAATGATTTCAGAATCCAACCCAGGTACTGTTCATGGGGCTGTTAGTAAAATACGAGTAGAAAATATAAGGCTGGATCAACTTGGTAATCCAGACACTAATATAGATATGGATTCTCAGCGGGTTGTTGACATGGCCGATCCTGTAAATGCTCAAGATGCAGCTACCAAAAAATATGTAGATGATAATATTGCGGGTGGTCTTATTTACCAAGGTGGTTATAACGCTGATACTAATGCTCCGAATTTAGATTCAGCAACAAGTATTGCAGTTGATAAAGGTTGGACATATACTGTTACGGTTGAAGGAGACTTTTTTACCGAAAAAGTAAGAGTAGGTGATGTGCTTATATCTGAGGTTGATCAAGCTGCTGGAGCAAGTGCTTTAGCTAATTGGACAACTGTTCAGAATAACGTTGATCTTGCTAGTGCAACCGTAGTGGGTATTGGTAATGTTAAACCAGGAGCAGCTATAGATGTTGCTTATGCTGACGGTTCTGCAACAGTTAGTGTGGAAGATTCTACAGCTTCGAATAAAGGTGCTGTTATTGTCGCTCCTGGAGCTGGTATTTCAGTTGGTTATTCAGGAGGAACGGCTACTGTTACAAACACAATAACAAACGGTACTTATTCTAAAGTAGGGACAATAGCAGTTGGAGCTACTACAGGTACTGTAACCCATACCTTTGGTATAAACACTATTGTTCAAACAATACAAGGTGGGAATACTATATTCTGCGATATAACAAGAACATCTACAACTGCTGTAGCAACTATTAATACAGCTCAAACAGCTGCTCAAGGTGTAATAACTATACTAGTTCAAAAAATAGGATAGTAATAAACAAAAAATTACTACATGGCAATTAAATTTTTAAATACAATAGACACAAGCACTAACGCAACTTTTGCAGGAAATGTAACCACAGGTGGTAATTTACTTGGGAACACTTCTAACACAACAGAGTTAGGAGTGTATTCTACAAATGCTATAAAAAGAATTAGAATGGTCCAAGGTGGTGAATTACACTTTGGAGATACTACGGTCGGTGCACCGCTTGGTATAACTGAGGGTAATTGGAATAGCTTTAGTGATAATGATTTTTTAAGTATTTATGGTAGAAGTAAGATAGCATTATATGCGGGTTCAACATCTGCGGTTTTGGCTGCTACCTTACAATCTACGGGGCTTACATTAAGTACTATATCAAACGCAACATCTGATACTGATAAATTCTTAGTATCAGACTCAGGTATAATTAAATATAGAACTGGAGCTCAAGTATTAAGTGATATTGGTGGTGCGCCTGCAACTGGCGGATCTTACTTACCACTTACAGCTGGGTCAACAAAACCTTTAATTGGTGATTTATATATACAGAGCAAATCTTTGTATGTAACCGGGGGTAACCAAAGAATATATATGAACGGTGGTTCAGCAACTAATTATAGAGGTGTTGAAGTTAGCTCATCAGGATTATGGTCATGGGGTGAAACTGGTAGTGGTAATTACTTTTCTAAAAAAGTTGGTATAGGATTAACCGATCCTGACTCTAAACTAGATATAAATGCAGGTGTTTCAAATGTTGTTGCTGGACCTGCTGTAAGAATATCTAAAGGTGCTTCTCCTATAGGGCTTATTCGTTATGACACATTAGTTATAGAAGCAAATGATGTAGCTACAATTAGAATTGGAGAAAGCGATGGAACAGTATCTACTATTATGTCTGGTGATAATAATATGAGAATTAATTCAACTGATCCTATTAAATTTTATACAGCTGGTACAACTACAGGAGAAGGTCACGCTGGGCAAGGAGGTACTCTTGCTCTTACAATTGACAATTCACAGAATTCAACTTTTACAGGAGATGTAACGCTTACAGGAACAGGAGATAAAATCTTAGATATATACCGAGATGGAGGGACAGGTCATTCAATAAGATTACATTCTGAAGGCACTTCTTGGATTAATAATAATAATAATTTTGGTATTGGAACGACTAGTCCTAACAATAAATTAAGTGTTCAAGTTGGAACCGATTCAAGAATGGAATTTTGGGGAAGCTCAACATATGCAGCAATGCAAAGCGTTAATGATGCTAATACTGCATTAAAAATCATGAGATTTGATGCAAGTGCATATTATTTTGTTAGCGGTAACGTTGGTGTGGGAACGACTAGTCCTGCGGCTAAACTTAATGTAGTAGGCACCACAGGATTACCCGCAACATCAGGTACAGCTTTTACTGGAACAATGCGATTAGGGGTTAGCGGATATGGTACGGTAATGGATTTTGGAGCGGTTGGTCCATCAACTGGAACACAATGGATACAGGTTACTGATGCGAGTAATCAGGCTCTTCACTACCCTTTATTGTTACAACCTAATGGCGGCAACGTTGGTATCGGGACGACTAGTACTGGTGAAAAACTAGAAGTAAAAGGTAATTTGTTTTTATCAAACGATAACTCAAAAATAGCTATTAATCAAAATCTAAGCGCTACACCAGCATTTGGTTATGCTGACGGTAATAGCGGACCTGGTCAGATTGTAGTAGCAGGTTATGCAAGCTCATCCCAATTCCCGGGAATAATGACCCTAATGAATCGAGATAGCTCAATATCCGCAAATCAAGATTTAGGTGTTATACAGTTTGTAGGAAAAGATGATGCGTCAAGCGGATATGCTAGTTCTCAAATAATAGGAACATCAAGTGGTGTTCCAGGTACAGGAAATTCTGGTGGTGGTATACTTAGGTTCTTAACTAGTAGCGGGGGAACTGGAGTTGGTATTACTGAAAAAATGCGTATTGACAAACTTGGAAAAGTTGGTATAGGAGTAACTAGTCCAAGTGCTACATTAGATGTTAGTGGTAGTTTTAAATTACAAAGCGGAGGGAGTACTTATTTATCTATAAGTTCTTATTATGGAAGTCCTTTCATAAATACAGGAACTTCTGGTGGCACTGTGCAATTTGGAGCACCCGCTTCAAATACTACTAATATACAGGTTCAAGGAACAATAACAGCTGTTAAGGCTGTTAGAATGGGTAATGAATCAGCAGCGGCTTCATCTTCAAATGCTGGTTCAACAAGATACAGAGTGTCAGGGAATAATTCTTATATGGACATGTCGATGAGAACAGGCGCGACATCATACGCATGGGTTAACATAGTACAAAATAACTGGTAAAAATAAAACATGGGTAAAAAATATATAACAGACATAGTAAGTATAGGAGACCATAGTTTAGACGCTGCGGGGATGGCTCAAATAGATGCTTTAATAGCAGGTGGTCTTCACAGTGATGCTGGATACTTAAAAAATCTTTCAGACAATTCAATTTTAGATTGGACAACCGATCAAGGGGATAAGAATATCCATAGTGGAAATTATTTCAATACGCAACTTACCTCTGCTCAAATTGCAGGGATGGGATATACTGGGGACCAAAGTTTAACACATCTTTTACCAAAAGCAGGTGGAAGCATGGCAGGAGATATTGATATGTTAGGTAACAATATCATTATAGATTCTGAACACGGTTTTATTAATTCTGGAGCGTGGACAAAAACCACCACGCCTTATGGATACATAAAATTTGGGCCAGCTAATACAAGCCACGCTCATATATATACCGATAGAACAAATTTTTACTTTAACAAGTATATACAAGTTAATGGTGGCTCTAAAATAAATACAAGTGATATTAGAGCTAATATATTTTATGACTTAAATGATTCAAATTACTTTCTTGACTTAAATGCTACATCTCGATTAAATAGATTACAGACAGTTTCAACTGGCGTTAATAAAAACAGTAACCAAACAACTAAAGATGGTTTATCTTTATATGGGGCTTACGTAGGAGGAGAAGCTACCTATGGAATGATGTTTACCGGTACAGCAGGTTCAGGAACACACGGTGCTGTGACTTCTGACTGGGCTACTTACTTTACAATGAACAACTCTAACAATAGGGGTTGGATATTTAGACGAGTAGGTTCAGGAAATTCAGCCAGTATTTCTGCTGGAGGAGCGGCTACTTTTGATACTTCTGTAACCTCTGATAAATTTTACGACACTAACAACACTAACTCTTGGTTAGATATTAGAGATAGTTGGGGCAACTATCATTTAAAAGCTAATGAAGGTGGAATGTACTTTGACGCCCCTGTGTACTACTTTAGAGAATTATCTAATTCAAGTCAAAGACTAACAATTGACGCAGGTACAGCGACAGCTACAAGTTCCTTAAGAGCACCTATATTCTACGATTCAAATGATACTAATTATTACTTAAACCCAGCGTCTACATCTAGACTTAATACTCTAAATGTAACTGGTAATGTTTCCGCGGGTGGGGGAAGTTCACCAAACTGGAACGCTGCATACAGCTGGGGTAATCATGCGGACGGCGGATATTTACCGACTTCAAGTAAAGCTGCAGATTCAGCTTTACTTGATGGCAAGGATCATACTGAATTTGGAGCCACTTTAGCTACATACGGAACAACAGCAGGTGCTTCAGGAAGGATAAGATGTACGGCACCATTTAGGACGAATACTGGCCATATGTTTCAAGTTCAAGTTTCTATTTATGGTAGTTATGAAATCCACAACTATGTAGTTTCCGGATACATGTATAGTTCTATAAATAATTGGCATGCACCAAAAGCTATTTATTCAGGAACAGGATCAGCAGATATAAAAGTAGGTAGGGATTCAAGCGGTTATGCTTATATAAGTATAGCTAACGCTAATTATACTGGAGTACGTGTTCACAATATGACAAGAGGCTATCACACTAGCGTGGCCGACACATACGACCCTTGGACAATAGCAATTAATGCAGGTACTGAAAACTCCTTAACCCCTGCTGTGCTCACTTCTTGGAATTCAAATAACTTGACTAATAACAATCAGTTAAGTAATGGCTCAAACTATCTTACAACATCAGGTAAGGCGGCAGATGCAAACTTACTTGATGGAATAAACAGTACTTCGTTTTTAAGAAGCGACGCGGGTGATTCTTTTAGTGGCACTTTAGTAGGGAGTGCTCAAAGGATGATGGAGCCTAATGATTACGGTAAAGGTGTGTACGGAAAATATAGTTCAACAAAATTCCAACACGTTTGGGGTATGGGTTCTTCTTGGCACTTAAATGCCAGTGGGTCAAGTTTAGGTAATTTTTATGGTATAGCCTACACGCACTCAAATGTAGGTTCTGGTTCTCAATCAGGTTTCTCACACCAAACTTTATTTGTTGAGAATGGCTCTGTGAAAACATGGATAGGAATCGGAGTCAGAACAGTTGGTGATTTGATATCAGACGCTTCTCTTAAAGCACCTATATTCTACGATTCAAACAATACTAGTTATTATTTAGACCCAGCAAGTACATCTAACCTTAATGGTTTAAATGTAAAAGGAGGTATAGAAGCAACTGGAAATTTCTTAATAAATTCAACTCATAGTGGTGGAAACATAACTCTTGATTACTTTCATTCTAGTGACACGTATTCAGGTAACATGGTTATGTTTATGTCAGAACCGGGTGTCACACATGACGGTGGGGGTATTGGTAATAATATTGCTAGCAATTCACCATATTACGGACGTGCAATTAATCACGGATACGGAGTATATTTAAGATTTTACAAAACAAATGGCCATTTTGAATTTTGGAATACCCAAGGCAACGCCGGCTCTGCTGGTGGGCAAGGAACTAGAAGGTTTTACGGTGATGCTTCTGGTAATACATTTTCTCAAACATCATCAAGGGCTCCTATATTTTACGACTCTAATGATACCAGTTATTATTTAGACCCAGCAAGTACATCTAGATTAAAAACTTTAAATGTAACTGGCAATGTTTCAGCCGGAGGTGGTTCTTCACCAAACTGGAATGCAGCTTATAATTGGGGTAATCATGCGGATGGGGGTTATCTATCTGCAACAGGTAACTTATCTTGGAGCAAGATAACAAGTAAGCCGGCTGGTTGGTTAAATTCCCCTGTGCTAGTACAAGATGTAGACCCTAGTGCCTCTGCTTTCCCTAGTGGATTTTATCAAAAATACCAAGGAACTGGGCCTACGGGCACGTGGTTTAATTATATAAATGTTAGGCACAGCAATGCTACTAATGGACACGGATATCAAGCCGGTATGTCTTATTATGATAATAAATTTTGGTTTAGAAGTTATCAAGGAAGTCTTGCTCCTACGTTCCAATCATGGGAGCATGCTTTAGGAAGCGGAGGCAGCCATCAAACAAAATCAGGAATACTGCAGTCTAATGCGTCTTTAAGAGCACCTATATTTTATGACACAAACAATACTGGATACTATCTTAACCCAGCTAGTACGTCAAAATTAAGTGTGTTAACGGTTGTTGGTGCGGTAACCGCTTCTAACTTTATACTAAGCTCGGATGAAAGAAAGAAAACTAAAATTAAAGGTTTAACGCGTAATAATATAAACGCGAACTGGAAATCGTTTGAAATGAAAAACGATGAAGGTGAATACAGAACAGGTGTTATAGCTCAAGAGCTTGAAGAGGCACACCCTGAGTTCGTTAACACTGACTCTGCGGGATTCAAATCAGTAAAGTATATAGATTTACTAATTGCTAAAATAGCTGAGTTAGAAGCTAGGTTAGAAAAACTGGAAAAATAATGGCAGTACCTAATACAAGCACTTTTACATTACAGCAAGTTGTAAATGAAATAGGGACGAGTAAATTTAAAGGGCCTGGTGATTTGAAAAAATGTTTTCAATTAGCTTCTAGTTCAGGCTTTGTTAGATCTTACGTGGGATCAAAGGATAGATTATCAAATTTTAGAGGATATAGCCATAAAGGCGGATATGTTATTTACTAATAAAAATTAATAAAAATATGATTACTTACGATTGGAAAATTACGGCTTTGAAAAAAGCACCAACACTAGACGGATTGTCAGATGTGATTACAGGAATTAACTTTAAGTATACTGGTACAAATGAAGACGGTGTAACAGATTACTTCTCAGGAGCGTGTCCCGTAGGAGCACCCACTTCAGATACCTTTACAGCGATAGCTGACTTAACAGAAGCAGAGGTTATTGAATGGGCAAAAGCAAACCATCCAGTAGAACACATGCAGGAAATTATTGTTAAAAACATAAATGAAAAAATATTGCCTATATCTGAAGATGTAACTGAGGTTAGCTGGATAGAAGTAGAGCAAGATCCTGAGATGGAAGACGAAGATTAATAAACAAAAAATAAAAATATGATTACTTACGATTGGAATTGTAAAACGGTAGACGCTTACATTGAAAAAGAAGGAAATGCAGATGTGGTATATAATGTACATTGGAGAGTGACAGGAATATCAGATCAATTAGATCCTGAAGGTAATAATTATTCTGCTACTAACATTGGTACACAGTCTTTAGACGTTAGTGAAATAACAAATTTTATTCCTTGGGATGAAGTAACCGAAGCGGAGGTAGAAGAATGGACTAAAGCAGCGATGGGTGAAGAACTAGTATTGTCTATTGAAACAAATGTAGCCGCTAGTTTAGAGCAGGTAATAAAACCAACAAGCATAACTCTTACGATTGGAGAGCCTGCTTAATATATTCCTAACTACGTAATTATGTAGTCATACAACAATCAAATTAAATATAATTAAATGGAATTTAACTTACCAAGTCAAATAGTAAAAAATTTGAGTTTCGGAGACGAAGCTCGCAACAAGATATTGTCAGGTGTCTATAAATTATCAGACGCAGTGAAGTCCACTTTAGGAGCTTCAGGAAAATGCGTGATATATGAAGACGGAATGGGCAGACCGGTGATAACAAAAGACGGAGTAACCGTTGCAGAAAGCGTAGTCTTAATAGACCCGGTCGAGAATATAGGTGCAACTTTAATAAAAGAAGCAGCTAATAATACAGTGCGAGAAGCAGGCGATGGTACAACAACAGCTACTGTACTTGCTACGGCATTGCTAACAGGATTAAATAATTATAAAGGTGAAGAAAAAATTAGACATATTAAAGACAGCGTTTCTGAATGTTATGATGAAGTTGTTAATTATCTTGACACTACCAGTATACCGGTGGAAGGTGACATGCTACGACAAGTTGCATACATTAGCTGCAATAATGATCAAGACCTTGGAGACAAAATTGGAGAAGCTTTTGAAAAAGTTGGAAAAAATGGAGTCGTTCTAATGGAAGATTCTGAAACAAATGAAACTTATGTGGATTTTGTGGAAGGAACTCAATTTGAAGCGGGTATTAAATCACCTCATTTATTAACAGATAAAGATAAAGGCACAGCTGTACTAGATAATCCTTATGTTTTAATAGTAAGCTCTTCAATACCAAACGTTAGAAGAATACAAAGTATATTGGAGCATGTAGTTAAATCAAAAAGATCTTTGTTAATAGTAGCAGCTATGGAACAACAACCATACGCAACATTATTAGCAAATAAAGTTAAAGGTAATATTAAAGTAAATATTGTTGATTTACCTGGATTTGGACCAACTAAGCAAGATGCTACAGAAGATCTAGCTATCCTTACAGGCGCTACAGTCATTAACGAGGAGTTAGGAGACGATTTAGACTTAATAGACCCTAACGTATTAGGAGAGGTTGAGAAGTCCGTTACAGACGCTAAAAACACGACATTACAAATTGGTAATGTTACAGAAGATTTATCAGAAAGAATCTTGGAAGTTAAAAGCAAGATTGAAAGCGAAACAAATGGTTATCTTAAGAAAAAACTAGAACAACGTTTGTCTATGCTAACTGGTAAAGTTGGTGTTATTTATGTTGGAGCTGATTCGAAAGTAGAATTAAAAGAAAAGAAAGATAGAGTAGAAGATGCAATTCATGCTACTAAAGCGGCTTTACAAGAAGGTATTGTTTCAGGAGGTGGAGTTGCTTTATTAAATGCTGCTCAAATTATCGAAGTAAAGGATGATGGTTACGGAATATTATTAGAAGCTATTAAAGCTCCTTATGAAATTATTCTTGACAACGCTGGTTATGGAGATTTACCCACACCTAAAGAACGAATAGCAGGAGAACCTGATAGAGAATGGAAGGGAACAGGTATTGACGCTACTTGTGGTTGTTATAAGCAAATGATTGAAAGTGGAATTATAGATCCGGTATTAGTTACTAAATCGGCTTTAAAAAATGCTGTAAGTGTTGCAACAACGATAATCTCAGCAGATTGTATAATCTCAAATGTAAGATCTCTTGAAAGCAATTAATTACTATATCATAATCGATAAAATAAAAGAAGCGCCGAAAACGGTAGCTGGCTTAGAATTAACTGAAACACAAAACACTGACATTAGATATTTAAAAGCTAAAGTTATAAGTGTAGGCGATAGAGTTGAACATATAAAAGAAGGGGATATAGTTAGATACGATAAACACGCAGGTCACGGAATTGAGTGGAATGATATAATGTATTACGTAATAACTATTAACGATATAGTCTTAGTAGAATGAGATTAAGTCCTGGAGACTTAAGGGATATAAATTTATTTAAGTATTACAGGCTTGTCAGAAGATGGGCTTGTAAAACTTACAACCTTAAGGATGC